CAGGCACCAGCACCAGCACCAGAACAACAACCAACCCAAACTCAACAACCTATGGTTAAGTCAAAATCAGAACCATATAAAAAAGATGCTATTGATCGTGATGGAGATGGATTAGTTCAGGACGGAACACCACACGAAAGACCGGCGCCGCAGGTATCGCCCGAACTAAAAAAGAAAAAAAATGCCGGAGAAAGAATGGCATCTGCTTATGATAAAAAAGTTGATGAGTTAATTAAAACTTAAGTCTTTGTGAGTAAATAAATACCTATAACTGATACTTTATGAATGTCTCATTTGGTGATATCAAAGAAGAATGAGATTTATCTGCAAATAGAGGCAGAACCTCATATCTACTATGAATTGAAAGACGCATTTCAATTTGAGGTTCCAAACGCAAAGTTTTCACCTGCTTATAAGAATAAGTGGTGGGACGGATTCATTTATTTGTTTAATGTAGATGCAAAAGAAATCTATGTTGGTCTTTTAGATCGTGTAATTCAGTTCTGTAAGGATCACGAATACACATACGAATTCACCGACAATAAGTTTTATGGACTTCCTTTTGAGATAAATGACGGCATCTCAAAGGAAGGTGTAAAAGATTATATGACTGCCATTAGTAAACACGTCCCACGCGATTATCAAGTTGAGGGAGTATACGACGCTTTAAGACATAATCGAAAGTTATTGATATCTCCAACTGCTTCTGGAAAGTCGTTGATGATATATTCTGTTGTGAGATATTACGTTGAGAGACAACAAAATATTCTGATAGTTGTTCCGACGACTTCCCTTGTAGAACAAATGTATAAAGATTTTGCAGATTATGGATGGGATGTTGGTTCATACTGCCACAAGATATACGCTGGTAAGGAAAGAGAAACTGATTCCCAAGTTATTATTACCACCTGGCAAAGCATTTACAAATTGCCCAAACAGTATTTTTCCAGATTTAATGTAGTCGTCGGAGATGAGGCACACCAGTTTAAATCCAAGTCATTAATATCTATAATGACTAAACTTTGTGATGCGAAATATCGGTTTGGTTTTACCGGAACACTAGATGGAAGTCAAACTCATAAGTGGGTTTTGGAAGGATTATTTGGTCCTTCTTATAAGATTATTAAGACTGATGAGTTGATGCAAAAGGGTCATCTGGCTAAGTTAGATATTAAAGTTCTATTACTCAAACATCCTCCACATAGATTTGAAGTCTTTGAGGATGAAGTTCAATACATTATTAATCATCCGAAAAGAAATAACTTTATTAAAAATCTAACACTTGATTTAAAAGGAAATACTCTTGTTCTTTTTGCCAGAGTCGAAGGGCACGGTCAACCACTTTATGAATTAATAAATAGTAGTGTTATTGGTGAGCGTAAAGTTTTCTTTATTCACGGTGGCGTGAATACTGAAGAAAGAGAATTAGTTAGAGAAATTACAGAAAGGGAGAATAATGCAATCATCGTTGCTTCTTACGGCACTTTTTCTACTGGTGTCAATATCAGAAATCTTCATAATGTTATATTTGCTTCGCCAAGTAAATCAAGGATACGAAATCTTCAATCAATCGGAAGAGTTCTGCGAAAAGGAGACAACAAAATAAAGGCAACATTATATGATATTGCCGATGATATTAGTTATAAATCGAGAAAGAATTATACACTTAATCACTTAATCGAAAGAATTAAAATCTATAATGAAGAAAATTTCAATTACGATATTATAAACATTCCACTAAAAGATTAATATGGGCGAAGAGTTCTACTGCATTTTAAAATTAGTATCCGGAGAAGAAATTCTGTCACTTATTATGGTAGATGAGAATGATGGTGATCCAATCATAGTGCTACAAAATCCAGTAATCGTAAAACCTCTAACAAACTCTACCGGTGATTCTTATATTAAGGTTAAACCTTGGATAGAAATTTCGAATGATGATATGTTCTTGATTAAATTAGATAAGGTTATAACAATGACCGAAACGACAGATACAAAGTTAATTCAAATATATGAATATTATTTGCAAGACAATTCAAATGTATTGAATAAACCCTCACCTATGATGGGTTACGTATCTTCGGTAGAGCAAGCAAGGAAGAATTTGGAGAGAGTCTTTAAACAGTCTAAAGAAAGCTAGAACTTACTTTCAACGGAACAATCCTATTGTACAGGTATTTTGGATACTTGTCAAGCTCTTTACATATATGCTATAATAATTACAACTTATACAAGAAGACCGATGCTATGCCTAAAAAGAAATCAGAACATTACGTAAATAATAAAGAGTTACTAGAATCTCTTATTGTTTATAGATCTAAAGTAGATAAGGCAGCACAGAAGTATTTTGAGAAGTATGATGTTTATCCTCCCAAGTCAGGCGCCTGGGAAGGAAAACCAAGAATACCTAATTATCTTGGTGAGTGCTTCCTAAAAATTGCGACACACTTATCATACAAACCAAACTTTGTAAATTATATGTTCCGCGAGGATATGTGCTCCGACGGAATCGAAAATTGCGTTCAGTATATTCATAACTTTAATCCAGAAAGGTCGCAAAATCCTTTTGCCTATTTCACTCAGATTATTCATTATGCCTTTTTAAGAAGAATTCAAAAGGAAAAAAGGCAGTTAGAAATCAAAAATAAAATTATCGAAAGAACAGGATTTGATGAAGTTATGACAATTGATGGTGGAATTCTTGCCGGTAATAATAGTGAATATAACAGTATGAAAGACGCTATTCAATACAAAAACGGAAACCGATGACGCTCATAGGAATTTTTACGGACAGCCATTTTGGTGCAAAAAAGGGTTCTAAGCACTTGCACGATTACTTTGAACTCTTCTATAAGAATGTATTTTTTCCCGCCCTTGAAGAGCACGGGGTAGAGACAGTCATTCATATGGGAGATGTCTTTGATAGCCGTAAGTCAATTGATTATCAAAGTTTAGAATGGGCGAAGAGAGTAGTACTTGACCCCCTTAAAAAGTATCAGGTTCATATGATTGTGGGTAATCACGACTGTTACTTTAAAAATTCTAATCACGTCAATTCCCCAGAACTTCTTCTTCAAGACTATTCAAATATCAAAACTTATAGTTCTCCCACAAACACTAAAATTTGTGGAATTGATATGACTTTGATTCCATGGATTTGTAGTGAGAACTATGATGAAACCTTAAAGGTGATACAGAAGTCTAAATCCAAGATTGTAATGGGACATTTGGAACTTAAAGGATTTCGTGTGAATAAGCATCTTGTGATGGAGGAGCACGGAACAGATCCAAAGATGTTCGATAAGTTTGATAAAGTGTTTTCTGGTCATTATCATACTCGTTCCGATAATGGAAAAATCTTTTATCTTGGAAATCCTTATGAGATGTATTGGAATGATGTAAATGATACTCGGGGATTTCATATCTTTGATACTGAAACATTGGAGCACACACCAATTGACAATCCTTATCGGTTATTCTATAATATTTACTATGAGGATACTCCACATCAAACTTTCGATTCCTCTGAATATGTCTCTAAAATAGTAAAAGTAATTGTTCGTAAAAAATCTAAACCAAAAGATTTTGAGAGATTCATTGATAAACTATATAAGATTGGTATTCAAGACCTGAAGATTGTTGAAAACTTTGAGATTCCGGAAAATGAAAATTTTGTAATTGATGAGGAAGAGAATACTATTTCAATTTTGAATCGTTATATTGATGAATCTGAATGTGACTTTGACAAGAATATGATTAAGGGTATATTTGAGGAACTCTATAAACAAGCTTGCGAAGTGGAGTAAAATGTTTCTTCTTACACTTAAAGGTCGAAAAGATGATGGAGCATATGCTGTCTCAAATCAGTATGGTGAAAAAGTATTATTTCTGTTTGAGGAAGAAGATGATGCCGCTCGTTATGCTATGATGCTTGAATATGATGAAGACTACGAAAAGGAAATGGAGATTGTAGAAGTTGATGATGAAATGGCAATAAAGACTTGTAAGATTCATAATTATAAGTATACTGTAATTACTCCTGATGATATTGTGATTCCTCCTAAAAATGATAATATTTAAAAAAATTAAATGGCAGAATTTCCTTTCTACCGGACAGCATTTTACGGAGATCC